CACGGTCGTAGCTTTCGCTGTTCCAGTTCTTAATGAAAACCGCAGCGCTGGGCTGAGGACAGCCAACGGAGTGGAGCATCAGACCCTTTACCGTGATTTTCTTCCCGGCTGTATAGCACGGGTTCTTTGTCAAAATCGATTCAACCAATTTCATATTATTTGTCCTCGCTTTCTGTGTTTTTAGCTCGGTCATGGAGCTGCTCCAAGATGTCCTTCAACTTTTCCGGGATAGGTAGGCCAAGGTGGGCCGCATTCTCCAGAAGGGATACACCTTCATTGGAAAGGTAGAAGAAAATGACTGCGGTTCTCAAAACGGAACCGGTGCCGACCACTTCCACATCGATGATGTTGGCAATGCCCACAAGAGTGAAAATCAGCACCTTGCGGCAGATGCCTTTGAGGCCGACAGAGCTGGACAGGTTCTTGTCCACGATGGCGCACATAACGCCGGTGAGATAATCCACCACTACAAAGGCAAGCAGTGCGTACAGAAGTCCGTCACAGCCTCCCAAGAAGTAGCCGAGCCAGCCGCCAATGCCTGCAAAGACGAACTGAATGGTTGTCCAAAATTCCTTCATAATGAAATCCTCCATTTCTTTTTGATATTGCAAAAGGCCGCTTACCACGCAGGTAAACAGCCTTCTGTTTCATAAATTATGTTTGTTTCGGGAGTGCTTCCCAGAGTCGCATATCCTCCTGACCAAGGGACCAGATGGCGATGCCTCGCAGCTTCCAGCGATAGGCCGCTTCATTGGCCCAATAGACCAGAGAGTCCACATCCTGATAGTACAGAATAGAAAAACCGTCTGCATCACCGAGGAATAACCTCGATACCCAGACATTGATGTCCTTGGGAGTGATGGTGACGGTATAATCATTGCCGCATTCCAACGAAAGCAGGTCGGAATGGTAAAACTCATAGTCAAGGGAAATACTCTCACTGCGGGTGGAGCTTTCTTCCACGTCGCTGGTCAAGGTGAAGACCTGAAATTCCTCGTCCCATGTGGCGTTGCTGCGGTTAATTCGACCATATTCGACAACGGAGCCATCCGGGAAGGTCACGTCAAAGCGCTCGTAAGGCTCGTAGGTCCAAGCATCGCCCAGACGGAGTAGTTCGCAGACCACATGGTTGTCGGAGCGGAAGCCAGCGTAGCCGCCGTTAAAGCCGCTGACCGTGGCCGTAAAGCGCAGCGTATAGGAACTGCTGGAATAGACACGCACCTTGTTTCCACGAATGCGCATCTCAATGGTGTACATATTCGGGTCGGTTCGCAGATCAGCTTTTGCGGTCTTTGAAAAGCTGGTGGAGTAGCTTCCCAGCAAAGTGGAACCGTTGTAAAGCTCCACCCGCTGTGTATCATAATTCAGGCAGCAGAAGAGACTGCCGCAGAAAACACCGGCTCTGCCGCCGCCATCGGACGGGAACGCCAGTCTTGCACGGATATGAATATCATCAAAGCCGCTGTAAAGCCATGCCAATTCACCTTCACCTTCCAGCTGAGAGTAAGGTCTGCTGGTATCGCCATAAGGCAGGGTTTCCTGCCACACATCCCATTCGCCGGAGAGCGTGGTCCAGTAGCTGGACGGAAGAATGGTCTCATCACGGAAATCCTCATACCAGATGAGAGCTGAGTCAGGCTTTCTGCGCAGCATTTCACAGGTCAGCTTGAAGCCACGATCCGGCTGACAGAGGTTCCCATCCACATCGACGAATTGTCTGGGCGAGAGCGTGAACTGCGCAACACCGGCAGTCGGCTTTTCGATAAATTCGGTACAAACACGAAAACCATAAAACTGAACGCCATTGACACCGACATCCACGGTCAGCGTGTGAGTTCCGGCAGAAAAGGAGTGACCGGTCACCAGCGGGAACCAGCAGGTCGTTCTCCAATAAGGCCACCACAGACGGTCTTCGGAGAAGGTCTTTGACACGCCATCCACCGAAACGGTAATGCTGTTTTTATCCCAGAAGGGATAACAGATACGCACGGCAATATCATAGATACCGGCCTCATCGATGGTAAATTCATAGCTGGCAGAACCTTCATCGCCCAGCGTGACCATATAATCGGAAACGGAAACCACACCGGAATAATCATCTACATCACCGCCGCCACGGTCGATAAGAATATCGCCAAACTCGGTATCCTGCTGCTTGGCGTAAGCGGTCAGATACCTGCGCCTGTTATAAACTTCGCCCATCAGCGGATATTCCTTATAAACAGCGTCTTGACCTTCCATAAAATCATAGACCTGCGGCAAGGCCCACGGCACTTTGTCGTAATCATCCCAATAGGCCAGTATCGGGATAAGAGGCTGCGGAGCTGTATCGTCAGTAAAATTGTAGCCGCCGGTCATCCACAGCTTTGCGGCATAGTAGGTGTTGGAGGTTCCACGGTAGGTTTTGCCGAGGTTCTCCGGTGTATCGTAGATCTGCCAGTTCCAGCCGTAACCGGGCAATCCCATGAATATTTTTTGTGGGTCCATCACGGAGGAAGCGTAATCATAGATGCCTTCCAGCCAGTCGCGAGGCGAAACAGGGCCGGGAGCCGAGCCTGCCCACGCCATGCCGTAGCTCATAATGGCCATCGTATCGCAGTAGGCATCAAGGTCAGCATATACACACCAGTTCTCGCCGCCGACCGAGCCGTTGACGGAGGTCATACCCGGAAGACACAGATTGACCAGCTTGGTGGAATCGTAAGCCTTGACCGTATCGTAAATATCCTTAAACAGCGCATTTGCAGCTTCTCGGTTTTCATATTCGCCGCCACGTTCAAGGTCGATGTCCACACCGGCACACCACGGATATTTCTCCATGATACGGATAAGCTCCGTCAGGAAAGTATCCTTTGCACCGTCCGTGTTATTTCGCAGCGCAGTAAAAATGGATGCCGTACCGTGGTTCATGACGGTAAGCATCCACTTGATATGCGGCCATTTGTTGATATAAGTCAGCATGGTAGAAATGCTGGTTCCGGTTTCAGAAATGGTTCCTGTGGCATCCACCTCAAAAGTAAAGATGCCAACGGTATCAAGCCTGTCGCCATAATCACGCAGCGCCTGATACATTCGGGTGTTGCCCATGAAGGACCACACCATGCATAGCTTGCCCTGTAAATAATCCCTCACAGTACATCACCTCCGTCCTGCATTTCCTGAAATTCAATATAGAGCTTTGCGGATTTTCCTTTCTCCAGCGTAATCGGGTGTTTGCTGTCACCGGCAGCGGAATACTGGAAGAAGCCATCCTTGCTGGTATCAGCGCCGTTTCGCAGGCACTCTCTGGAAGAGGCCAGAAGCGCAAAAGTATCACCGGCGGCAGCTTCTTCAAGGAAGGTAGCCTTGTGAGAGCCAGCACCCTGCGAGAGGACAATGCTGCCAGCGGCCATGTCCTGAATTGGTTCTACCTGAATGTCCAGACCGGCAGTAGTGCTGCCAAGATTGAAGATGACCACTGTACCGCTGGAACGGACGATGCCGTTATAAAATCTGGGAGCGACGATAGCGTCATCCTCACGATATTTTTCCAGCAGTGTTTCCGGGTTGATCACAAAGCCGGTAAGTCGGTCGCCTTCCTGTACCATCAGGTCAGTAAACCAAATCCTGCCGGTGCAGTCGCTGACGATGGGTTTTACGGTAATGCTGACCACTCGCATATCTTCCTTTACCGTGATGGTTTCTGCAAATCTTGTAAATTCAGCCATGACAACACCTACCCATCCAGCGTCCATTGGATTTCGCTGACATGACCGACCCAGCCGGTGGCGATGGTGCCGCCCTGCAGAAGCATATCCGTAATGAATACGGTGCCGGTGCAGTCGGTCACGCAGACACGAACAGTAATGGACTTGACTCGCTTGGAGCCTTTCGGTGAGAGGTCATGGGCTGTCTGTGTAAAATAAGCCATAGCGCCTCCTTAATACAAATCAATAAACCTCGTTTCTGTGGTTCCGTCTTCATATTCAAAAACTACCTCAATACCGACCTGACCGGCGGAGCCTTTTTCCAGATTTTCAGAAGCAATCTGTGCAGAAAAGGTGTAGCTGCTGCGGTTTGCCGGATAGACTGTCTGCATCAGGCTTTTGGTCATGCCGGATTCACCCTCGGCCTTAAAGGAAGCCGTGCCGGACACGCCGTTTTCTACATCCACCTCAAAGCCGGAGTTCACCCAATAGGAGAAGCCGCTGTCAGCTCTGGAATTGCGCAGGTGGTTGAACGGAACGAGGTCTTTTACTTCCTGTCTGTCGATAACATCCGTGGATGCCAGCACATCAGCGGCCTTATCCCATTGTGCAGAAGAATCACCAAGTTCACGAAGTGTTGTGGAAAGCTCCAGCACCGTGTTCCAAGGCTCCTGCAGATTGTACTGCCTGCGGACAACACGGGTCTTGACCGACAGGTTCAGGTCTTTATCATCAACAGTAACAATATCGCCCAGCGCCCATGATTCATGCTCATAGCCTGTCAGCACCGACAGGTCCATTGCGGAAAGGACATAGGAGATACGAGGATAGGCGTATTCGGCCAGCTTGTTTTCGGTGTACTCCAGCATCTGATAAGGATTGGTGAAGTTGGAGCAGTCCAGCGTGGAGACGCGGATTTCGCTGGTGTAGGTGGTATCCTGCACATATTCTTTGCCACCGTTGATGGAGGCGAAGGTCATGCCATCTTTGCCGTAGGCGTAAAGCCTTGTGACGAGGCTTCGGGTGTCCACCACACGCTGGATGGATTTCATGTTCTTTCGATAACAGAACAGCACACCGTTGTCGTTGCCACTGAAGGTTAGAAGATGCACCAGACGATTGGCGCAGTCGAAAATCAGGTCACCGCCGTGGATAACCTGTGTCTGACGGAGAATCGCCAGTGCATTTTTCTCGCTGCATTCCCATGTACGCTTACTGGTGACATTGACCGTGCCAACGGCCCAATCGGTGCCGGAAAGCGCATGAGCCATCGGTGCTTCGGCAGTGTCTGCATTGAAGCTGACAGTTTCCTTTACCTCGGAAAAGGCCAGATCATAAAAAGCCGCTTCCGCATAGACGGTGGTGACCACACGGCCATCGGCAGTTTTATCATCGGTCACAGTACGAATGCGATACACATCATTTACGATCTGCACCTGCTTTTCGTTATCCAGATAACTGCGCTTGGCATCTTGAAACGGGAGTTTGAATTCCAGCGTATCAGCGCCGTTGACCTCACTGGTAACGATGATATCAAAGGCATTTTCCAGAACAGCTTCCCATGCACTGTTTTCATCCAGTAGCACAGGTCTTGCAAAGCCAAGTCTGTCGTAGGGTGCCTTGGGAATATCGTGAAGTTGGATATCCGTCACCTTTGGAGTTTTGCTGGTGTCGGTAGTGGTCAATGTAATGCGATAGCGGATATATTTCTGATTGGGCGATTGCAGTTCACCGCTGGAGCCACTGGACTGCCATGTGGACCATTCCACCATATCTGCCGAAGTGGAGGTTTCCACCAGCGATACCGCATTGACACCGGCTGTGTATTCGCTGGTAACGGAAACTCTGCCGCTACCGGAAAGAGAGCAGATGGCTGGAATTGTAGTAAGTTGTCCGCTTTCCGGGTAGACACCATCCGTAGCTCGTAGTATTGCTGCGCCCGGTTCTGCAAGTGCATCCACACTTTCATTGTTATCGCCGCCGTTGGCACAAAGGGAGCCAAGGAAATAAGATACAAGGTCATCTGCGGTCATATCAGAATCGCAGTCCAAGAACCAGTCATCAAAACCACCGGCATAGTAGTAGGAACCTGCATGCATACCCATGACAAGGTCAGCAACACAGCTGCGATTGAGTTCGCCGGTAAAGGTCAATACATCAGATTTCCATACTTCGCCGCTGCCACGGTCCCCAACAACATAGGTGAATTTCTTGTTATTTGGCTCAATGACACCGGCAATAAAATACCATCCTCCGTTGACCAGTTTGAACGATGGTGTAGTTGTCTGGTCAAGGATTAGAGAGCCGGAAGAATTATAAAGCATAATTCTCGGTTTGCCGGAATACAGAGACAAATAGAAGATTGGCTGACCGGGACCATATCGAGTATTAAAAATCGGACAGAAGGTGTTACCGACGGAGTAGGTCGTCGGGTTCATCCAGCCACCCACGACGATGCGCTCTCCGAGGTTGGCAAAGATGCTACCATCGTTGGTCACCTGCAGGTGGGTTTTCTCGGATGTGGGATTATTGATGTTCATACGGAACTGGCGACCTTTTTGGCTGCTTTTGAGACTGGCCGTAGTGCCACTCCAGTTGACAATCAGCATTTTCCTGTCGTTGCCAGAGGAATCCAGCAGCTTGTTATCGGCATCTGGCGCAGATTCGTTGAAACGCCACAGGCCACTCATACCCTCAATATAAGGGAATTCACCTGTAAAATCTGTCTGGGATGTAAGAATACTTTTAACAGCCACTGTATCACCTCCATCTGCTGTTGGCTTCTATATTAAGTTCGGTGAAGGTGGCATTGGAAGTAGCGACCACCACCGAATTTGTACTGGTTTCCAGTACCGGGAAGTTCAGCTCATACAAAAGCGGCAGACCGTTGCGCAGCGTGTCGCCAACGGAGTCTACCACCTTTGCTGTAACAAGGTTGGAATCCACAATCAGAGTTTCTCCCTCAGCCAGTGCGCCGGTAATACGAAGCTCCTCACCATTTGTGATGATGGAAATGTAGCTGTCGGTATCGGAAGAAATCACGCCCTGAATGGAATATACCGGTTCGGAAATTGTGGTGCCAATGCTGCGGGATATTTCATGTTCGCCTTCCTCAGAAATCACAAAAGTCTCATCCTCCAGCGCATAGGCATGTGGGTCAGGACAGACGAATTTCAGCGTAAATGTACCGGCAGAGCGCAGCAGCCTTTCACAGTCCACAGCTTCCGACAATCTTGCCATAAAATATCGGTCTGGCACTTCATCAAGGACCAGTTGCTTTAGGCCCTTGGTCGGATCGAGCCACTGTGCCATAGCATCCAGCACAGAAACCAGTGCAGCAAAATCCTTCTGGGGATAGATGTAGCAAGTGAGCGTGATAATACGCTCACCGCTGTCACATCCAAAGTCCGCCACACCAGCTTTGCCGGGGACGGTTTCATAAAAATTACGCAAAGCCGGTGAAGCCTGCCAAGAGGTCAGTCTTGCTTTGATTTTCATATTTTTCGATGCGGTTCCATTGAAATTAAAGCCCAAAACGGCCACCTCCTTTAAGCAGTCAGCACACGGCCCTGCGCACGAGAACCGGTCTGCATCAAGTTATAAAGTTCCTGCGATACCTTTCGGATATCGTCTTCGCTGCGGACTACCATTTGCTGTACAGTCACAAGGGAGTCGTACATTCCATCCATAACAGAAGAACGGCCATCCGCACTGCTTTCTGTCAGCGCATCGGCAGCGCCAGCGTCCAACGCAAAGTCGGTCGGGATAGAGGTTTCCATATCCCTTGCCAGTCCGTTCATTACGGAATTGATGTCGTCCGCCATACCTTCTGCAGCAGCGACCGCATCTTTGCCGTTGCTGTTAATGGCACCGGCGAGACCTTCCACCAGCATTTCACCGACCCATCCCATTTCCTTGGACGGAGAGGCAATACCGAAGAAGTCGCAGATGCCATCCCAGATGGAAGAAATCCAGCTGGACACCTTGTTCCAAAGCCAAGAAGCAAGGGACTGAATGCCCTGCCCCTACCATAAATGAGGAAACATTGCAGAAAGCAGTTGTTAAGGCTATTAACGAACTTTTGGCTAACAAAGACTC